TTCATAGTCGCTCCTATACTCACATCATCAAGAACATTTATCCTGACCCCTCTGATGTATTTGATCATATTCTGAATGATGATCGCATTGTTGAACGTGCCATGACAGTTACTCAGGCATATAATGATTTTATTAATGCAGCACATCATTATGATAATTCTAATGATTGGCAACATGCACTGGAGCAAGTTCCTTATGCAATAGAATCCAGATATGAACTCAAGCGCAAACTCTTCAGAGCAGTTGCGAATGTTAATATCCTTGAAGGAATTCGCTTCTATGTTTCTTTTGCTTGCAGTTTTGCTTTTGGTGAACTTAAACTCATGGAAGGAAGTGCAAAGATTATCTCACTGATTGCCAGAGATGAGAATCAGCATCTTGCCATTACTCAGAATATTCTGAAGAAGTGGAGGGAAGGTGATGATCCTGATATGGCAAAAATCTTCAAAGAAGAAGAACAATGGTTGATTGATGCATTTGAAAACTGTGTTAATCAAGAAAAACTTTGGGCAGAATATCTGTTTAAAGATGGTTCAATGATTGGTTTGAATGATAAATTGCTGCAGCAATATGTAGAATGGATTGCCAATCGTAGAATGAAAGCAATTGGACTTAAACCAATCTATGACATACCCGCAAAAAATAACCCACTCCCCTGGACGGAACATTGGATTTCGTCGAAGGGTCTTCAAGTTGCTCCGCAGGAGACAGAAGTTGAATCATACATCGTCGGAGGAATCAAACAAGATGTCACCGAGGATACATTCGCAGGATTTAGTCTCTGATTCCGAAGAAGAAAAATCTTTAGAAGCATACAGAGAGGCAGCAAAATCAGATGCCTTTCTGTTTGGTGACTATAATGCATACTCTGCCTTTGATGATAAATAAATTCCAGATGATGGAATAATTTGACAGATTATGAAAATCCCTGGAAGTTTAAGGGAACCGATTTTTTATCTGAGAATATTGACGATAACTTCGGTTTTGTCTATCTCATTACAAATCTCAAGAATGGTCGCCAATACATTGGTAGAAAATACTTCTGGTCAAATAGAAAGCCTAGAGGTAAATCTAGGAGAGTTAAATCTGAAAGCGACTGGAAAAAATACTACGGCAGTTCTGATGAACTTAACAAAGACCGTAAAGAAATTGGAAACGAATCTTTCACAAGAGAAATTCTAAGTCTTCATAAGACCAAAGGAAAGGTCAATTATGAAGAGACCAAACAACTTTTTATTAATAATGTTTTGACCGAAGCACTTGACGACGGAGGACCTCTCTACTATAATAGCAATATTCTAGGAAGGTACATGAAGAAAAATTATGGTAACTTTGGAACAAACTCTTGAACGTAATTATCATTGGGTTATAGATCGTATTCATTATCTTTGTGAAATTGATAAAGAGAGAACTCCAACTTTGGATGATGCTCATGCTATTCAAAGAGAATTCTCCGAGTGGTTAGACCCAAATATAGATGATCATGATGTATTTTCTCTTGAATACATAGGAGATGACTCCTTGTCTTGACAAATTTGGAATGATGTCCTATAATACCAAGGCACTAAAAAGGTCCCTTTTTTAATGATATGATTTTAGAAACACTCCTGGCACTAACGCCCATTGACTATGACCACTTAGCAAGAGCAGTCAAGGTTGAAGCAGCCCCTAACACTATGGACGAATACTGTGTGGCAGTGTCTATCCTTAATCGTGTCAGATCCCCTCTTTACCCAAACACTGTTGCTAGCGTAGTTTATGCTCCTGGACAATATGAAGGATTTCGTTATTGGAGACCAGTTGCTCCCACAACTCTAGTGAATGAATTTAAATCTGATAAGGGAAAGGAAAAATTTCTTAAAGCATATAGTATCATTGGAGACAGAACAAATTTCAAAGGACAGAGTATGCTACCATATCGTGTTGTAGCAGAAGATCCAATGTGTGATCCAAAAGGAAACTTTTTCCACCATCACTGGCAGTCATGACCTATCCGGCACCAGTTATTGCACCTTATGATGAGTGGTTTAGTGAACCAATTTTAACAGAAACTCAAATGGAGTATCAAAAACTAATGGAAAAATCTGATGATGACATTATTGTAAATATGGATGGAGGCGTTGGTGGTTCTTGGAAAGTTGAAACTGAACCTGTCAATATTCATGAAGTGATGTATGACATGGCAACCAAAACCAATAAGACCACAACTCAATTAGATCCTATTGGTGCATCGGAAAATTTTCAAGGAGGTTCGGAAAATTTATATGGATAATGATTGGCGTTACAGTGAAGATAAATTAAAACTTCGTCAACAATCACTTAGTATTCTTTTAAAGAAGTATGGTTCTGAACTTAATTTAACGAAAGAATCTAAATACAGAACCCAATCCATATACGAGTGTGCTCATGACTGGGTGTCCCAAGGTAATGTAAATTGTAACGGCATTATCAAATACTACGAGGCTTATTATGCAAAAAGTAATTAATGTTTTAGCAGTTCTTTCATTTGTAGGAACTGCAGGTATCGTCGGAGGCGGTACTGCACTATATCTCAATAAAGATTCTATTGTTGAGAACATCAAATCTCAAGTAGCATCTGCTGCAGGAGAAGCAATTGCTGGTGCTCTTCCCGGAATGATGGATTCTGCAATGCCAGAACTTCCTGGTGCCACTGGTGGTGCTATTCCTTCTATCCCTTCTACAACTGGACCTGCTTTACCTTTCTGATATGAAAAAAATTATTATGGCTTTGATGGCAGCATGTCTTGCTGCCCCTGTAATGGCAGACCCCATTAAAGATAATGAATATTATACTCATCATTCTATGGGGTGTATGCTTCTTCGAGAATGTACCGATGATGTAGAACCTATCTGGGGTATTGACTATCTGGCACAAGAATATCCTCTGTCTGATTGGAATCCAGTTGCAGAAGAGTTTAGTCGTATGTTGAATGCACTGACTCTTGTAGATGTACAAGTATATCTTGCTGATGAAAAGTATTTCCCAGTAGGACATCGCGGTGTCTATCATACTGTGAGTAACAACTTCTATCTTAACCGAGCATACATGCATCGTCCTGGTGTATTGATGAGTGTGATGCGTCACGAAGGATGGCACGCGGCACAGGACTGCATGGCAGGCACACTTGATAATAGTATGATTGCTATCATTAAACCTGAAGATCAAGTGCCATCATTGTGGCGTGAGATTGTAGAGAAAAGTTATCCTGTATCAGCATGGCCATGGGAAAAAGAAGCAACCTGGGCAGGTAAAACTGCAGGCATGACACAAATAGCATTGGAATCATGTGCTCGTGGTAGTATGTGGACGGACTATGATCCTACTCCAATGACTCGTGAATGGTTAGAAAAAAATGGTTACATCGCTAAATAAATTTATATTTGCTTATGACTAATGCCGGAAGTTCGCAGCGATGTAAAGGATGTTAAGAATGAAAAGAAACCTGATAAAAAAGGTTTTCTGGGAAAACTAAAGGAGGCAGCAGATGACAAGGAAGAACAAATTGCAATTCTTTCTACTTTTGTTAGGCTTGGCATCCTTGTTTGGAGCGGCGGAATACTCACGCTGGCATACATCAAACTTCCACCTGCACTCGGTATACCAGAGCAAAAATTAGATCCTACTTTTATCGCAAGTGTCTTTACTGGGGTGCTTGCGACTTTTGGTGTTCAGGCAGCAAAGAAAGCAGGAGAAGGTGGTGGAAGTAATGGTGGTGGAATCAGTAAAGCAGATATGGAAAGATTGATTGCTGCAGCAGCACAAACTGCACCGGCACAAACTATTCGTATTGAACAGGCTCCCGTACAAATAACACAAGCACCTCCTAAGTCCGACGATTCTTACAAAATGTAATTATGGATAATCAAAAATCTGCATTTAAATGGGCGGCACTGACAGTGGGAACACTGTTCGGTGTTGCTCATCTTGGTATATTGGGTCATCTCTTAAATAAGAACGACCTTCCAATCATAAATTTACCTGTTGGAGATTATACTTCATATACGGTAGAGGCAGGAGAGCAGGGATATAGGATTGATTACTCATCAAATGATCCTAAAGTGTTGGGTGTCCGAAAAAGAGTCGATAAGACTAATGGATTCTTTGGTATTGGTGGGAAATCAAATGTAGAATATGATGAAGAGTATACAATGGATGGAGCCCGCCATATGGGTGGAGGTGCTGAGGGAAAGTTGACTGCTCAAAAACTAGAATGCATCAAAGCAGAGGGCGCTGGAGAATCAACGGGAAGAATGGTGGGTGCTAGTGTTGGTGCTGCTGCCGCACCATGGTTCACTAGTATTCCATATGTTGGTTGGTTAGTTTCTGGATGGGTAGTAATGCTTGGTCAAGATAAGGGTGCAGAGATTGGTGGAGAACTTGCAACAACAATGAAAGATTGCGAGGAAAATAACTAACTTGAAACCCTAACAAAAGGGGAGAAAAATAAACGCTAATTAAATAGATAAGATATACTACGAAGTATATAAAATGATCCCTCAATTTGCACACTGGATCGGACAAAACCCTTTGGTAATTGAGTGTGGGAGTGTATTAATGCTTGCTCCCATAGCATATTACTGTAATGATTCTCTCAAGAATCCTAAAAAATATAAAGAATAATAATATAAAATTATGAGCGCAATATTCGTGTTTTCCTTTGTTTCATTGCTGTGTTTTGCAATGCATATTACTTGGCCCTTACCACATAGGAGTGGGTTTAAAAAATGAATTTACTGCTAAGTCCTCATGTCAATGTAAATGACCCTGTGTGGTCAGTAATTATATCTGTGATACTTGCTGTCGGATTGGCACTGGGTTATGTTATATACATATTAAAGATATCATATACGGAGTTAGAAGATGGGCGCTATGGTTCCACCAAGCAGGAAGAGCTGCTACAACTTCCGAGTAACGGAGATCAATCGTGTTCTTGACGGTGATACTATCGATGTCACTATTGACCTCGGGTTTGATTTATACAAGAAAGAAAGAGTTAGAATTGCTGGCGTTGATACGCCAGAAAAAAGAACGAGAAATCTAGAGGAGAAGGCACTTGGAATTGACGCAACCGAATGGCTCAAAGCAAAACTGGAAGGCACTCTGGCTGGTGATGATGAGTTGTCTGTTAGGACTGAACTTGTTGGTGGGGTCGGTAAATATGGTCGCCTTCTCGGTTGGTTATATATTGGGGACGACTTGGTGTCCCTCAACGAACAAATGATTGAGGAAGGATATGCTCATCCATATGATGGTGGGACAAAAGACATGAACTTAGAAGCACTTAAAGAAATTAGGAGGGCACATGGTACGCTTGTTGACTAAAATTAAAGATTGGGATAAGGCAATGGCAAATAAAATTCAGGACAAGTTTAACTTGACTGATTATCAGATGCTTTGTCTTGCATTTGGAAAAGGATTTATTATTGGAGCAATTCTATTATGAGAAGAGAAATGTTAGATGCTCTCAAGGCACTTGCTATTGGGAACATTAAAAAAGCAAAGATGAACATTGAAGTTTATCTTATCAATCCTGTTGGTATTGGTGAACATCCTGATATTCTTGGTGCAATTCAGGATCAAATTGATTTGATTGCTAAGGAAGAAGAACGTTTGGAAGTTATTAAAAAGTATTTGGAAGATTAACTAGTGGACACATCTGACCTGGATGATTATTCTCTTGGAGATGGTGAGTGGTACACAGAAATGATACTTAGTATAGATGAAGTTCGTGCATTATATGAACATTTTTCTTATGCTTTGGAAACTTGGCCTGGGTCTCCCAGAAGACCCACACACGAACAAGAACTGCTTATGGTAATGAAAATGAGATTTTTTGCAATGCTGCAAGATTATAATTTTTACAATAATTGAGAACTTATAATGATACCAGAAATCCAGTTAGGTAATATTGATATCGGAGTTAATCAAGTTAGTAATTTAATTATTAATGATACACCTGACTGGTTAAAGACACCATCACATGCAGTACCAATATATCCACCAGTAACTTCGCAGATAGGTATTCCTATTGTTGATATTCCTGGATGTGTTGAGTCGCATAGAGATAGTAGTGAGAATCAAACTTTAAAAGATGAAGACAGTGATGGCGTTCGAATATATTGTGATGCAGGAACACCTAGTTATAGTCCAATTGATTATGACCCACGTAGATTAGAGATAACAACAGAGTCTCCACCACCTCCAGTCGTCCCAAACACTCCAGAAGCACCACCAACTCCTGATACACCAGCACCTCCTAGAACTGATGCTGCATTGGCAGAGTGTCCTAGTAGAGCACAAGAATTAAAAAACCCTGTAGGAAAAATCCTAGAGGGTAATAAAAAGATTACTGGGTATGAGACAGTAGGAAAAGAATGTCTCCCCGTATTTGAAAATTTAAATATACCCGATCAGATTGTTCAGAACATACCATCAGCAGGTATGATAACTGTTACCGCCTCAATTGCTGTAGTCGCGACGACCTCTGCACTGCTTGCAAAGCCCCTTGCTGATCTTTTGTTAAAGGTTGTGAAACCTGTGACGAAGAAGGTAATAAAGAAGATTGCTGCCTTACGGGGTAAGAAGATCCCGGTATTGTCTGAGTCTGAGAGGAAGGCGGCACAACGGGATAGGAATCGGGCGATAAAGGTCTTACGTTCGGCACTGAAACCGAAGGGATAGAGTGACGATGTTGCTTAACAGTATTAACATTTTGTACTACAACGTCTGCACATACTTTAAAGTAAGGACTTCTAGGATGAAAAGAAATTCCTTGCTGCATTAACTGACCACAATTCTTCAAACGAGCTATCTCAAAGTCTAATCTTTTATTGGCAATCATTTGTTGTTGCATTTGTATCTGAG